AAAGTCAAAAACTATCGCTTATTTATAAACAGCTATTTATAAACAAGAAACCCCCTGTATTACTACAGAGGGTTTGTTGATAGCGCTATTTAGATACCATTCCTACTATCAGTAGGACAAACAATAGTATTATCATAGCATGAAATCATTATACTGCTTATTCAATTTAGCCAGACCCCTAGTGAGACTGTCTCTTTTATCAACAAAGATGTCCTTATTGTAATTACCTTTGTCACACTCTGCTATAAGCGTATTACATTTGTCTATCTCTGCTTGAATAGCAATTCGTATATCAATCATTTCCATCACAGCTAGTTTGTTATTCATATTGTATTAGGATAAGTAGTTTATTATTAAATGCGCGTTTATAGTATTCGCGCCCCACTGTTTATATATTAGCCTTCTACGTTTACCACGTTATCAATAGACATAGTGAGAAACTTGGGTTTATCACTATCACTACGATATTGTTGAATAGCGTTGTACTCTTCTTCAGTAATAGGACGGCCATCAACAAACAAATCGAACTTGTTTTTGGGATTGTTATGAGGAATCCCAGCCAAATACAATTGGCCGGTTTTCTTGTTTCTCACTACGCCGTCTTTGATAAACTCAAACCAAGTGGGTTTACCAACAGCGTCAGGGAATATATTATTATAAGTATCTTCTCCCGCAAGCGATATAGTAAAACGAAAGTCCCTAGTGACACGGCCTTTGTATATATTTAAGGGTATACCACTACGGCCACCAGTCTTCAATTCATATTCGCCTTGTAGTAGTATAGTGGCAATGTGACCAGCCTTAATTGTATTTATATTGATCATGACGTTGTATTTATATAGTGACGTTGTATTTATATAAGAACCAAACTGACTATGACAATTTAACATGTACTTATATATATACAAGAACTGAATCTACTTTAATTTTCTACGTTAACGGGCACTTGGCATGGTCTATGCTGCGAGCGTAGCACGAACTATGCCAATCGACTTGGCACGACTCTTGCTGCGGTCGTAGCACGAAGTGTGCCAACCTATGGGCAACCATAGTTTTCGGAATTGGGGACCCCAGATTGGAAAACTATCGTTTCCACGGACTTGGCATAGGACTTGCTGGGGAGCAAAGAGTGTGCCAACCTAGACTTGGCATGAAACGTGCTAGGCACGACACAAGTCCAATTGTGACAATTGTGTGACAATTGCTCTTTTCCGTTGCAATGCCCTTAGCCTTTGATAATTTCAGGCCAAGCAAGCGACGTTGCTTGTGATCACCAACTAAAAACGCAACACACTATGGGAATTCAAATCGGTCAAATCAGCGCAGGTCACCTCGCCACCATTCTGGTCACTGGCGAGCATGAAATGGCAACGGGAGGCACTATGGGCCGTCCCCGCAATCCTTTGTTTGGGCGCGTCACACGGGATCACCGTGTGGTGGCTCGTGTTTCAGGCGTTGAAACGTACCGCCGACGTTTGGAAAAGCAGGGTCGCTCCGTTGTTGGTGCCCCCACCTATTGGGAGTGGGTCAAGGACAGTGAGGGCAAAGTGGTTGACGGCTTGGCGGTCCACAAAAAAAACGGCACCTTGTACCTCGTTTGTGACCCCACAACCGTCAAGCGCACCTTGCGTTATTTGGTTGACAACCGTGAGGCAACGGCTGCGGAGCTTGCAACCATCCAAGCCTATAGGAAGGACAAGTCCGACGCGCCTCCCGATATCCTCCTTTTCAAGCTTGACACGGTGGCGAACTTAGAACCTTGAACGCCAACCCCGCCCACACGGCGGGGTTTTTTGTGTCCTTATTCTGTCTTGACAATGCCCCCATTTTTGAAAATAATGCCCGACATTTTCTAAATACGGGTACGGGGGGGTCTAAAAATCATTCTGCCCCTAATTTACTAATATACCTCTTGTTAATATATACCTCTATCATTCTGCCCTAATTTATTAAACCCTTTGTTTTATTAATATACCTATTAAAAGAATACATTATCCTATCTCTCTTATCCTATTAATATCTAATACTATACCCCCCTATTTCCAAAAAAATAAAACAAAACGGAGAACCTGAAGAGTTTGCAGGGTCAAAAAATCCCCGGAGCCTCCCCTGAAAAATACCTTTTTTAGATATAGCTTGTGTAGATATATCTAATGTTAATCAAATGTTCTGTCTGCGGGGCTGACAAAGAAGATACAGATTTCAACAGAGTAAAAGGCAAATGTAACACCTGTTGCTACTCCCAAGAATACAATAAAATTAAAGAAAAGATGGGAAATACAGATGGCGGTGAGATAGTTTATCTCAAAAAAGTCATCTTAAGCAAAGCAAAAAAGCGTTCAAAAAAGAAAAATCTGGAATTCAACCTTACGCTGGGGGATTTAATAAACATTAAAAATAATACCTGCCCCATTTTAGGCCACGAAATCCTATACAAATCAGGAATAGATAATAAAAGATCAGCATCGTTAGATAGGATAGATCCAAATAAGGGCTATGTGCCGGGGAATGTTAAGATTGTTTCTTATGAAGGCAACTCCCTAAAAAATAGAAACAATTTCCATTCCGCGATTAACATGCTGGAATATATAATAATCAACTCACCGCGAGAAGAGAGAAACGGCGAAAAATACAATAGACTACTTAATCTTCTTAAATACTTTCATTAACTCCTCTTCGAATAACTTGTCTTCAGTATACTCGATATTTATTTGTTTTGTATTTTCCTCACCTTTAATTATAATAGTAATATATGGTAAATCATATTTCGCACAAGTCATCGAAGCGAGAGACACTAAACAAGAGTCACAAATCTTCATTTGCTTCCCATCTTCAGCAATCATATTAAAATAAACAAGTTTACGAACAGTGAAGAATAATAAATAATCTTCTTTGCTATATGACAGTTCGCACCCCTCACAACAAATCTTCTTCCTACAAGTCTTAGGGTTCACAACTGTAACTTGAAATTTGTTCCTCATTATATATAATACATGTAATTAAAATAGTAAGGCTAATTAAAATGTCAAAAAAAGATAACTCCCCACATGTGTCCCAAAAAGACAAAGTAAAAGATGACTTTGAAATTCGTAAATTAAAATGGACCCCGAAACAAGAACAAATTATACAAGCAGCCTTAGACAAGTCTACTAATATAATCATTCTAGATGGGCTTCCCGGCACAGCCAAGACTCTACTGAGTGTTTATTGCTCGCTAGAATTACTAAAGGCCAAAAAGATTTCTGATATTGTATATATCCGATCCCTAATTCAAAGCACAGATGGTCAAACTGGCTTCTTAACTGGCGACTTAGACGAAAAGACTTTCTTCTATAACGTACCTCTATTTGATAAGCTAGAAGAATTACTAAATAAATCCAGTATCGAATTACTAAATAAGCAAGAAAGGATTAAAACTTATCCTGTTTCTCTGCTTCGCGGTTATACCTTTAACGTTAATTCCGTTATTTTGGATGAGGGTCAGAACATGATGTTTGATTCTCTTGTAACGGCGGCAACCCGAATGGGTAAATTTAGTAAGCTATTTATTTGTGGTGATACTATTATGCAAAATGACTTAGGCAAGAAGTCTGGGTTCAAAGAGTTCTGCGATATCTTCCAAGACCAAGATAGTCGAGACAATGGCATTCAATACTTTAAACTTGGGCAAGAAGATATTATGAGAAGTGGTATTACCCGCTTCATTGTTGATAAGATTACTAAATATAAGTCAATCATTCATTAAACTTTTGTTTCATCCTTTGGTGGATGAGTCTTGATAAAGTATTAGCGCATTTAGTTACTTTTGATTCAGATTCTTGCCAGAAGAATGCGTGTAATACTTCATGTATTAGAATGTTGACTGTCTTTTGTTTGGTTAATGCGGGGTCAATTTTAATCTTTGGATTCTCCATCTCTGGGGAATCACATATACCATAGCACCCTTTAGGGGGTTTGACCCAATTAATGGTGTATTCAACTTTTTCGTAATTCTTAAATGAATACTTCATTCTATTACAATTACACTTGCTTTTTTACCGTTATTAAACTATAATAAATTAATGAATTATGCAAAAAATTTACTGCTCTCAATGTGGAAGTCCTAATTTATACGCTCAAGCAAAACCAAAATTTTGCTCTGCTTGCGGTACAGCATTCTATGGTGTTATCGTAGAAAAGCCACAAGATAAAAAGGCAAGAGAAAACAAAGTTCGCGCTCAAGAAGAGTATGACGAGCAGGACGATGATGAAAGCGATGATGAAGAAAGTGATGCATCAATTCCTGATTTAAAAAATGGTTTAGAAGTTGAGTATCAAGCAGAAGGCCCAAGAAAAGAATCTCTTGCAAAGATTGCCGCAACAATGCCAGACAGCATGGCAGGTTTTGGGGCAAGAGGAGCAGAAGGTCTCTCTGTAAAAGATACTCTTAAAATGTTTAAAAAAGAAGCCGGTACATTAAGGCAAAAATAAAATGGCTCAAAAAGTCCAAAAAGAAACCTTTGAAAAGAACATTGCTATCGTAGACGAAGAAATTCGCAAACGCAAAAACAAGTGGAACCTTGCCGCACTGTCTTGGATTGATTTCGAGGACGTTGAGCAGATATTGAGGATTCATATTTACAAAAAATGGAGCCTATACGATCAGAAAAAACCCCTTGCCCCTTGGTTAAACATTATCATATCCAATCAAATAAAAAACATTATAAGAAACAACTATGGTAATTATGCCAGACCTTGTTTGAAGTGTGCGGCGGCAGAGTGGGATGACTCTTGCTCAATATATGGTGAGCAATGTAGAAAATGTCCCTTGTATGGTCATTGGGAAAATAATAAGAAAGATGCTTTCAATACAAAAGTAACCCTCCCTCTTGAGAATCATATTAAAGAAGTTCACGACATGACTAACGAAGGCTTCGACCTTCTAAGAAGCACTCAGAGTTTATCATCAGCACTAAAGAAAGTATTAAAGCCAGCAGAGTGGGTAGTTTATGAGATGCTTTGCTTGAGAAATCAGAGAGAAGAAGAAGTCGCAAAAGTTCTAGGATTCAAGACTACTGAAAAGAATCGTTCCCCCGGATACAAGCAAATAAAGAACTTAAAGCGTTCTATACTTGTAAAAGCTAAGAAGTGCATTGTGAATGGAGAAGTAGAAATTTATGGCTGAAAATGAAAACCAACCTCAAGAACTTAATGACCAACAGCGACTGGCAATTTTAAATGAGTGGAACAATCGCCCTACTAATCCTCCTTCTTTGCTTGAACTTGTTAGGGTTGCTTTTCCTAACGTTGAAGGCGCAGACGGTAGAAGTTGGCACGGCAAGAAAGTTAAAGAGTTCTTATCCACAAGACAAATTAAAGCAAGAGCTTCATATGAGTACTTGGCAAAAGATAAGATTGAATTATCTTCAGATCAAAAAGAGTTTACTGCCAACAATGCAGGTTCAATGGGCGCACTTGAGATTACTAAAAGTATTTTCAATAATCAAAACCTTACTAGCCTCAGTCAAGAAACTCGTACTGTAATTGATTTCATTAAGACTCTTGACCAGAAAGTAATTCAAGCAGGTCCAGTCTCACAAAGAGACACAGAGAGTCTTGCAGATTCTCAATACATGCCGCCAAAGACTTTTGAGCGGATGCTCTTTCGCATCAATAGATACGTCCATGAAGGCGTTGACAAAGACAAAGTTACTTCGCGCCAGAAGGCCGCTATTAATGCTATCATTGGATACATGCACACTTATCGTTTCCTGCATCAGATAAATAGTTACTCTTCTAACATTGATCGTGAGTTATTTGAAAGCTCTTTTGTTCGTTATACATTTGATAAACCAGACCTTACTCAAGAAGAAGTAGATCAGTATATTGTATTAGCTACCGAAGTAGTCATATCTGCCAACATCCAAGAGACCATTCAGACCCTCCAAAATCAGATTGATATGGAAGTGGATGGGGGTGGCAAAATTCCTATGGCTCTTATTGAGGCCATTAGCGGCGCAAGAAACGAATACAACCAATCGACTATCCGCCAGCAAAAACTTCTTAATGATCTTAAAGTAAAACGAAGTGATCGTCTTAGCAAGCAAATAAAAGAGAACGCCAGTATCCTTAATCTAGTTCAAATGTGGAAAGAAGAAGAATCTCGTATGCAATTATTAAAACTTGCTGAAAGAAGAAAGGCGATGGTAAAGAATGAAATAGATCGCCTCTCTACAATGGACGAAATCAAGTGCCGTATCTTAGGAATTTCAGAGGACGAGGTGTTAAATGGCTGAAACATGTAAAATATGTCAAAAAGCTTATGAGGTAGATGCAGACTTTAATCGTCATCTCAAAGCTCACAAACTAAGAGTAATAGAATACTATCAACAGCATCATCCTCGCTATGATGCTTTCGATAACTCCATAATTATTTACAAGAATAAAGAGCAGTACTTTAATACTGACTTCAACAATAAAAATAATCTAAAAAATTGGCTCAAAGCTCAGTCACTAGAGAAACAGAAAGAGTACTGCAAAGACTTTCTAATCAAGAGAAAAGAAAAGAAAGGTCTAGAATATACTCCATCTCAAGTTGAGCTTCGCAGCGTCTTAAGCCCGAGCGTTATTTACTTACAAGAAATTTTTGGTGATTATTATCAGTTCGCTGGAGATCTTGGATTTAAAAATAAATACATATACCCAGAGAATTTAGATAATTTAGTACCATTACAAACCAAAGGGTCAATCATTTACATTGATACGCGAGAGCAGAAGCCGTTTATATTTAATATGGCATCTGAAGTTCGTACTCTTAAGTTTGGAGACTATGGGTTTAGTCATCCAAGTTATGATGGCAAGCTTTACTTTGAGAGAAAGTCTATTTCTGATTTCATTGGAACACTAAGCGCCGGTTACGAAAGGTTTTGTCGAGAGATTGAGAAAGCCAGCGAAGCCAAAGCTAACATGGTTATCATTGTAGAAGAGAGTTTAAGTAATGCTCTGTCTTTTAATTATCTTCCTCATGTATATAAGAAGGCTACAAAGGTAAACCCTGAGTTCATATTCCATAATGTCAGAGAGTTAATTCAGAAATATCCCCATGTGCAATTCTTATTTGCAAAAGGGCGCAAAGAGTCCGTTCGCATTATTGAAAAGATGTTCTCTACTGATGAGAACTTCTTTAAATACGATCTCCAGCTTTGCTACGACCTAAAAATGCTATAATATGTGGTATACCCCAGAGAAATATAATAGAATAATCCCAAATCTAAATGATGAATATTCTAGACTAAAAGATACTCTTGAAGATAAGGAAGCTAAGATAACTTTAGCTAAGTTTTTGCGTTCAAATATAGGGATAACTACAGAGCTAATTTCTGGTATAAAATTATGGCCCTATCAAGAGATTGTAATTAAAGGAATGTTGAACCGAAACTTCTGCATGAACGTGTGGGGTCGCGGTGCTTCTAAATCTTTCTCTGCTGCGGTGTTTTGTTTCTTACAATGCATCTTTGAACCTAAGAGTAAAATCTTAATTGCTGGTCCAACCTTCAGAACAGCAAGAAGCATCTTCAATTCAATAGAAAAGATTACCGAATCTAAAGGTGCAGACCTTTTGATGCAAGCATTTGGCGCAAAGTCAAAGCGTAATGATGAATACGACTGGTCAATTAACGAAGGTTCAATAAAAGCTATTCCTCTAAGCGGCGAAAAGATTCGCGGTTTCCGCGCTAATGTTCTTGTGCTAGACGAATTCTTGTTATTGCCAGAAGATATCATCAAAAATGTATTAATGCCCTTCTTGATTGTTCCTCAAGACATTAAAGAACGTATTAGTATTCGCGAACAAGAGAATGAATTAATTGCTCAAGGCGCAATGACTGAAGCTGACCGCATGGAGTTCAAGAACACTTCTAAAATGATTGCTCTTTCCTCTGCTTCTTATACTTTTGAAAATCTTTATAAAACTTATAAAGAGTGGTGCGACAACATTTATTCAAAAGAGCCAACAAGTGCTACTTATTTTGTTTCTCAATTAAGTTATGAGTCTCTTCCTCCAGAGATGATAGATTCTTCAATTACAGAAGAGGCGCAAAACGGTGGATCTTCTCACGCTTCTTTCTTGAGAGAGTATTGCGCTCAATTTACTGATGGTAGCGACTCTTACTTCAGTATGAAGAAGATGGAAGAATGTACTCTTAAGTTTGAAGAGAGACCTCACTCCCAAATTAGAGGAGATAGCGGTAAGCAATATATCTTAGCAATGGACCCCAACATGAGCGACAGTCCAAATGCTGACTATTTTGCAATGGCTATTTTGGAAATAGACAGAGAAAACAAAAATGACGTTCTCGTTCATGCTTATGCTGGTCTTGGCAGCTTAAATACTCACATTAAATACTTTCATTACTTAATGACTAGCTTTAATATTGTTTATATCATATGTGATAATGCTGGTGCTGATATTTTCTTCAACACTTATAATGAATCTCAGTTTGTAAATTCAGAATCTGAGAAGATTAAGTTTATTGACTTCGATTCCGATCTTGAAGGTATTGAATACACAAAGATGGTTCAGAAAGCCAAGAGTCAATATAACCTTGAGAATAAACAAATAGCAGTAACTCAAGTGTTCACTACTACCTTCATTAGAAGAGGTAATGAAAATCTACAAGCGGCAATTGACTATAAGAAAATCTGGTTTGCTTCAAAGACGGTAGCCAACGAAACCTTCTTTAATGAAGAAATAAATAAAAGAATACCAGAAGAAATAATCTTCGTAGAAGAAAGTAAAGACTGGAACAAGTTAGATCTAATTGAACACCAAGATTTGCTTGTTTATAACACTAAGAAGCAATGCTCACTAGTTGAGTTTACTACTAGTAGCCGTGGGTCTGTTAATTTCGACCTTCCTCAACACTTAAAACGCTCTAATTCTCCTAATCGAGCAAGAAAAGATAATTATACTGCTTTAATGTTAGCTAAATGGGGTTCCAAATGCTATAATGACATTATGACTACTGAAAATAAAATAGTAGCTGCGGGATTTACACCAATTTTAATTTAAAATGTGTAATTAATTATTAGGCTTATGGCAAAGGTTAAAAAAGACAAAGTTGCGGAAAATTCTTTCGCCCCAATGATGGTAGAAGGCTCTACTCCTGCTCATGGCGGAGTAGCAAGCAGAGTTACCGAAACGAGGAGCCGCAGAAACGCCGCATCAACCATTGAGAGAACAGATCGTTTTCGCAATATTGATGACGGTATGGTGCCATTTAATTATGCCACTGGTTATAATTATAACAAATCAAATATTGATGTCCGAGATACAGTAATCCTTTGCCAAAAAGCCTACTATAACTTTGGTTTGTTTAGAAATACTATTGACCTAATGTCAGAACTCTCTTGTGGTAATATTCATTTAAAAGGTGGAAATAAAAGCGCAAGAGATTTCTTCCAAGCCTTATTTAATAAGATAAATATTACTGCTCTTCAAGACAAGTTCTTTAGAGAGTATTATCGTTCTGGTAATGTTTTCATTTATAGATACGACACTACCATTAGAGAAGAGGATGTGTCTAAAATTAGCCAAGTTTTCGGTTCTCAAGCTTTGGCGGCAAGAGTTTCTTTACCTGCTAGATACATAATCATTAATCCAGCAGACGTTCAGGTTAATGGCAATTTGTCTTTTAACAGAGGACAGTATTATAAGGTTCTAACTGACTACGAGCTTGAGCAAATTAGAAATCCAAGAACAGAAGAAGACAAAGAGATACTAGATTCTCTTGATCCGTTAGTTAAAGAGCAAGTTCTAAAAGGAAAAGCTACGGCAGTTTTGCTCCATTTAGACACAAAGAAGTTCTACGCCGTATTCTACAAGAAACAAGATTACGAACCCTTCGCTGTACCAATGGGTTTTCCTGTTCTTGAAGATATTAGCGCAAAAATAGAAATGCGCCGTATGGATATGGCCCTTACAAGAACAATTCAACAAGTAATCTTGCTTGTAACAATGGGTGCTGAACCTGATAAGGGTGGCGTTAATCAAGAGAACTTAAAAACAATGCAAACTCTTTTTGCTAATCAGTCTATTGGTAGAGTTCTTATCGCTGACTATACTACAAAAGCTGAATTCGTCATTCCTCAAATTGCTGACATTCTTGATCCTAAAAAGTATGAAGTAATTGATAAGGATATTAACATTGGATTAAATAACATCTTAATAACAAACGAAAAGTTCGCAAATACTAGCGCAAAGATTTCTCTATTGAGCCAAAAATTACTACAAGCTAGACAAGCTTTCGTAACTGACTTTCTGCTTCCTGAAGTTAAGAGAATTTCTAAAGAAATTGGATTTAAAGTATTCCCTACTCCTTTCTTTGAGGATATGGATCTCAAGACAGATCAAAATCTTAATAGAATTTATACTCGTCTTATTGAGCTTGGCGTTCTTACTCCAGAAGAAGGTCTCAAAGCTATTGAAACGGGCGTTCTCCCAACTCCAGATGAATCTGTTCAGTCTCAAACATCATTTGTTGATTTAAAAGACAAAGGATTCTATCAGCCTCTAATTGGTGGTCCTAAAGTAGAAGCAGGTAGACCCGGAGGAACAACAGGAATTAAACAAGCTACCAAAAACGTTAAGCCAATTGGCACTTCTTCTAAAGCTAATTACAGTGTCATGAAATTAAAAGACATTGTAGAAGCTACAAGCAAGTTAGGAGTAGAAGTAGAGGGCTTTTTAAAGAAAAAACATAAACTTAAGAAATTAAACGAAAGACAAAAAGAAGTAGTCCTTGATATTACTAAAGTTATTGTCGCAAACGAAGATCAATCTAATTGGGTCTCCAAAATAGGAGAATATATTGAAACTCCTGTAGACAAAAACCCAAAGAGAATAGAAGAGATCCATAATATTGCTTGCGAGCATCAAGTTGATTCTTACATGGCTAGTTTACTCTATCATAGCAAAATCTAATGGCTACAAACAGAGTAATATATAATAACGAATTGTTATTCGTTGGACCTGCTCCAGCGAGTGGCTATTTTTTCTCTGACCCTAACGGCAACCTGCTCAGAACTGGGGTTTATAATTTAATTCAACCCCTTAAAAGAATTAATCAATTTAGTTATCAGATAAATACTCAATCTTCTAGGTTCTCAGAGATAGGAAATGCTTCTACTATTTATGATTATACTTTAAATCCTCCTGATATTAGTCTTAGCTTCAATTACAACATTAAAGATTTACGAAACGAAGCTAGAATGGGCTTCTATGTTGATCTTGGGCCTCCTAATTTAGATCAATTTGATGGTGGGCAAGTTTTTCCTAGTGGTAATTTATTATCTGGGTTTTCTTTTGGAGACCAGAACTATTCATTCAATTCTGATTTAACTCAAGCCACAAACAATACATTTAAGTATCCTTTTAAATACAGAGATCAGCGCAATTTATTTTTAACAATTACTCCAAATAATACAGACGCAATTGGCAGTAGTATTTCTGGGTTTCCAGTCTTAGCTTTCGGTAATTGTTATATCACTTCTTATGGAGTTCAGGCTCAAGTTAACGATTTTCCTAAAGCTACAGTAAATTATACAGCACATAATGTGTTATATTACTCTTCTGGAATAAACGTAGTTTCTCCTTATTTAGAACCGAAGAGCGGAACATTAAATACCGGCATAACGTTTAATATTCCAAATTATAATACAGCTTTTGAGGAAACTGGAAATGCAATTTCTGTTTTGCTCCCCGGCGACATCGTGATTGACATTTATGATGTTAATTCAACATCTAAAAACAAGTCTAATCTAATAATCCAAGATGCCGCTATACAAAGTTTTAATTTTAACATCCCTTTAGAAAGAGAACCATTAAAAACATTGGGCTATGTTTACCCAGTAGATCGCCAAATAAACACTCCAATTACTGTAGAAGGCTCTTTCTCTACAATATATAGAAACTTAAACTATTCAGGAAATCTTTTATCAGATATAAAATCAGAATCTAAATACGACATCTCAATTAAGATGAATAAGAGTTCCGAAACTATTATTCGCTACGATATTAGAGGAGCTAAATTTAAAGACCTATCTTATGACTCTTCAATCGGTTCAAATACTGTTTTAGATTTTAGTTTTTACTGTGATATGGACATGAATTCTTATCCTCATCCTAATGGTTTATTTATGAGCGGATTGTTAAAAGGATTAAGTTACACAAACTTTAATACAAATGGGCCATTATAATTTCCTTAATTACTAATTTTTAGTGTATAAATAATAAGCTGCAAATTATGAATCTACAAGGTTTAGAAATTGAAATTATAGAATCAAAGAGGTCTGGGCCTAAAAGCTCTGCTCAGACCCCTGCTAAACCTTCTGAAAGACGCAGCGGTTCTTCTAAAAATCCTTCTGGCAGCGCAGGAACAAAAAGCGATAAAGCAATAGAGTTTTCTGCTAAAGTAGTTGAAGCTTTAAAGTCTAAAGTTAGAGAGCATAACAGTAAATACTCTAAGAAAGTAAGCTTAAGTCAATTAAAGAAAGTATTTAGAAGAGGCGCAGGAGCATATAGTTCATCGCATCGACCCGGAGTTTCAAGAACAGCTTGGGCTTTAGCTCGCGTAAATGCATTTTTAAGACTTGTTAGAGGTGGCAAAGTAAAAGATAGTTATAGAAAAGCAGATAAGGATCTCCTATGAATAACAAATTATATAAAAGAGGAGACTTTTGCAATGTTAGACAAAAATATTTTTGGAGTTACATAAATAAAAATAGAGAGTACTGGATTTCTATAGAGAAATTTAATACTTATAAAAGCAAGCAAGCATCTATTGAGTATAGGCAAAAGAAGAAAAAGTGGGATTCTTCTTATCAAGAGATAGCTAATAGCAAAAGAAAAGAAAGATATAAACAAGATTTAAATTATAGAAATAATAGGCTTTCTCAATCTAAAATTAGTAGAGAAAAAAATAAAAAATCTCGCTCTTTATATCATTTGTCTAAACATGCAAATTCAGAAAGAGCTAGAAGAGAAAAAGTTAAAACACATTTAATTTTGCGCCGTTTTTGCGAAGTCTTTTATGATACAGCTAAGTCTTTAGAATCAATTACTGGTGAGAAATATCATGTAGATCATATTATCCCATTATCAAAAGGC